CCGCCCTACTAACCGTTTCCTCCGACCTTAGATGTGTCCACCCAGACCAGTGATAACTGGGATACGCCTTTGCCTGTCGGCTCTGACTTTAATCCCTACCCTTCGCTGTAACCCGCTTACTTTCTTACTGGACTCTGAGTCACCCCAGACGAGTCTTTGATTATTACACCCTAAATAGCCAGTCTTAATTGCTTGCGGCTGTGTCCTATCGGGGATAGAACCGGAGACTTTACTCCCAGCTTCGGCTTGCTTGGTGAGCCTGATTTCTCAGGTGGGGGTATGTAGAAATCACCCCTTTGGGTACCTTACGGCTGTCCCAAGCCACAAGTAGATGGTAGTGCAGACTATGCACTTCCGTCAAGCAAAAAAAACCCCAACCGAAGCTGAGGTTTCAAGTGAGGTACTATCATAGAAAGTAGGAGAACTACCGTCTGATTACCATCATACACATGATCTTGTGTGTGTGTCCAGTTTCCAGACACAGCATGATGTGGGGTGAGCGCTGGCGAACAGGCATAAAAAAACCCCACCGAAGTAGGGCTTTTAATTTACCGTTTGACTGCACGGAGTCTCTGCGGTAGAGTCAAGTTGCGACACATGACAGGCATAGTCTAACCACAACCCCCCTTGTCATGCAAGAGCTGCTGAGTGTTGGCTTGATACTTTGGCTCAGTTAAAGCTGCCTATTGGGTGTAAGGGATTCTTCGGAATAACAGGGTTTCCCCGTAGGAACAAACCGGAAACGGACGTAATTATCCTGTTGCTGCGGAAGCGAGAACGGCTCCGAAAAGCACGTTAAAACCGCTGAGTAGTCTCATTACCTGACAGTGTTTGGGTAAGGGGCTACTCTGCTTCAAACCCACCAAAAAGCACTAAAAGAAAACAGTAGTAGAGATAGTATAAACCTTGTTGCGGAGTACATAGTGAGAAGCAGTCACACCATGCGTATGAAGTTTGCACTCAGCTATTTAGATAGCGAGTATGAACACTCGTCACCAAAGGTGGTGGCTGGTGGCCTTGTGAAGGCTGGCTTAATGGCTGCTCCCAAGAAAGGTCTGACTAATAACCGCTCAAAAAAAATGCTTGAGACATTCTATAACAGAAAAAACAAGCAACTTAAAAAGAAAACCAAGCCGAAAAAGAAGAAGCGCGAGGGATTTTTGTTCTCATGGGAATGGACTACCCTTAGATACAAGATACTAAACAAGTATGGTAGGCGCTGTATGTGTTGCGGGGCATCTCCAGACGATGGCAGCACGGTCTTAAACGTAGATCACATTAAACCAAGACACACGCATCCTGAGCTTTCGCTTGACCCTGACAACCTACAAGTCCTGTGCCATCCATGCAACAAAGGGAAGGGAGCGTGGGATGACAGAGATTTTCGTCAAGAGTAGAAGAAAACAGTAGCGCATGATATGCACTGGTGGTACTATGGTGGAAACAGAGAGGTATTATCATGACAGCTACAAAGAGAACCGTGACAGCGGTAAATCTGTCAACCCAACAAGAGAATACATTTACGAACGTCACCCCAGCTCACGCTGTTGCCTACTCATATTACGAAGAGAGCAACAGTCTGCGTGATTTTTTCAGATTGACACAGGACGGCAAGGACTGGGATGAAGAAGTAACCCAAGGCCACTACTCCGTCATCATGGGCAACTGGTGTGCGTTATGCACAGTGGTTGACAAGAGGTGACCTATGGAACTCTACGACTTTCAGAAAGTAAACAAAGCCCAGATAAGACAGCAGTTCAAAACCAACAAGGCTGTTCTCTATCAGGCAGGCACAGGGTCAGGCAAGACCGTGGTAGCTACCGACATCCTTAAAGGTGTCAGGGACAAAGGCGAGTTTGCGTGGTTCATTGCTCATCGCAGAGAGTTGATTGAGCAGACCCATCGCACCCTGTATGACATGCAGGTCAACTCAGGCATTATCATGGCTGGGTACAAACTCAACCAGCATTTACAGGTACAGGTGTGCAGCATAGGCACACTCAATGAGCGCTTTATCAAGAACGATAAACTGATAATTCAAAATCCACCAAGGCTGATTATCTTTGACGAGGCACACAGAAGCCTTGCCAAATCATACCGTGAGCTTTATGCCATGTTCCCAGATGCCTACCTGCTTGGCCTGACGGCAACCCCGATCAGGTCAGACGGTAAAGGGCTGGGCCACATGTACGGCTCCATGGTACAGGCACCATCAGTAGCAGAGCTTATCCAGATGGGACACTTGGTACAGCCACGGTACTTCACTGGGGCAACTGCTTCCATGGAGGGGGTCAAGACCAGCGGATATGATTATGCCAAGGCCGAAAGAGAAGCCCGTATGAACCATGCTGACCTGCGTGGTGATGTAGTGGAGCAGTGGCTCAGGCACGGAGAGAACAGAAAGACATTTGTATTTGCGTCTGGGGTGAAGCACTCCATGGCGTTGCGTGATGACTTCCTTGCTGCTGGTGTGAGTGCGGCCCACATTGATGGACGCACACCAGACTGGGAGCGTGACGAGATCGTCAATGACTTCCGCAATACAGACAAGTATCAGGTCATCACCAACTGTGACGTGTTCACAGAGGGTACAGACATACCTGAGGTTGGTTGCGTGAGCCTTGCTTGCCCGACCAAGATCATCAGCCGGTACATCCAGAAGGGTGGGCGCTGCCTCAGGCCGCACAAGCCGACCAACAAGACAGACTGCATCATCATTGATCATGCAGGCTCAGTTATGACCCACGGATTTCTGGAAGACCCAGTACCATGGACGCTGGATACTGAGGGTAACATCAGGGACAGGGCAGCGGCTGAGAGAGAGAAGCTGGTTCAGCAGTTTGAGTGCCGTGAGTGTGGTTGCGTATTCTCTGGGCGCGTGAGGTGTCCTGAGTGCAATACCAAACTTGAGATACATGGGCAGCATGAGCTGATCTCCACAACAGAGGAGCTGATTGAGATTACCCGTGGTGCTATCGGTGCCAAGGCCAAGGACAAGCAGAAGTTCTACACCGATGACCAGAAGCGCAGGTTTTGCGCCCAGCTTAAAGGCTATGCTGGGGGCTTGAACCCACGCAAGAAGAAGATGAACAAGGGCTGGATAGGCCACACGTTCAGGGCCAAGTTTGGACACTGGCCTGACGGGTATGACGGCTGGCCCCCAGAGAAACCGGAAGAGATTGTGCAGGCTTTTATCAGAGCAAAGAACGCAGCCTTTCACATCAGGAGAAACTACAATGCAAATCGTTAATGAGGTATCAGCAAGAGAATTAAGCAGCATGGCTATGGTCGGCGGCAACGAAACAAAATACAGGATAGTCATTGATGACGATATTTTAAAAGAGTGGGTTGGCATAGGCTGGATTGAGTTGCGAACAGCTACGCCAAGTGACACAGAAAAATATCCAACAGTGACGAGGGAGAACAAAAATGCTGGGTGATAGAGAAGACGTGATGAGGTTGGCGCATGGGCGCTGGCCTAATATCCTGATTCATTTTGGGGTGGAGGAGAGAGCCGTCAGCGGCAAGCACTCACCCTGCCCCATGTGTGAGGGCAAGGACAGGTTCAGGCTGATCAGTGGTGAGAACGGTGGGCGCTGGATATGCAACCAGTGCGGCTCCGGTGATGGTATGGATTTACTGACAGCCGTACTTGGCTGTGATTTTAAATCGGCGGCAGACAAGCTCAGGCCAATCGTGTGTGAGTTTCCCTCCGCACCACCTGTGCGTGGGCCGAACAAAGCAGATAGGAAGAAAAGGCTTATGAAGAACTTAGATATGTGGAAAGAGGCAGTTCCTGATCACAAGATACTCGCTGAGTATCTTGAGTATCGTGGGCTGAGACCGGATGAGTGTGTGGGCGCAGACATCAGGCTACACCCTGCCCTGCCGCTCTATGATGAGAACGGTAAGTTCAAACGTAAGCTGCCATGTATGCTGGCACGTATCAGCACCAGAGATGGCAAGCTGGCGGCTATTCACAGAACCTATTTGTTCCAGCAGGGCGGGGAGTTTAAGACCAGTAAGAAGATCAGCAAGACCTCCCGTGAGTGGGGCGGTGGCGCTATCAGATTGCTCCCCTGCAAGAACAGCAAGCGAATCATAGTAGGTGAGGGTATTGAAACCGTTTTGTCTGTCAGGGCGCACGTCTTGAGAGCGCACGGTGTGGACATACCATGCTGGGCTGGGGTGAGCGCAAACAACCTTGAGAAGATAGCTGTACCAGACCATATAGAAAACATCATGGTGGCTGGTGATAATGACCTGTCGTTTACGGGCCAGAAGGCAGCGTACATTCTTGCGAACAGGCTGACGGTGCATGACAAGCGCAGGGCCATGGTGTCCATCCCGACCATCACTGATACAGATTTCAATGACCAGCTGAGGAACACGAACTATGGATAACTTTCAGATTTCAGATAAGCCAGCAGGCCCATGGCTACAGCTGGCAGATTACAAGTCAGCACAGCAGGCACTGGACTCGGCACGTGGAAACTTTCAGTGGCCCATGGTGTGGGTTGCCAAGATGCGGCGGCTGAAAGCGCAAGACCTGCTCCCGCCGCCCGAACACATGGTTGGTGAGATGCTGGAGAGGGTATCAACTTTGCACGGCAGTAATACAGCAGACATTTTGTCGGAACATATTGACGGCATTGTTAGTGAAACCTACAACGGGTGTCAACTGCGAATGGATGGCCTGCATATTGGTGTGTTGGTGCCAGACATCAAGAGAGCCTACGGCAGGGACAAGAACGTCAGGCCAGCAGACTTTGCTGAGATAACTACTGAGAGTGGCACGGCAGCTGATGCAGCCAAGTACCTTGTTGAGAACCAGCTTGAACTACCAACACTGGAAGAGGCCAACGCAGACCTTGAGTCACGCAAGTTGCCGCTCAAGGACTTGCTGTCATGAATGAAACAGACTATGTAGCCTTCCATGGCAACGTGTTCCTGAAAGGCGTGATTGATTCACACAAGACAGGATTACGATTACAGCTGAACCTTGAGCATGAGGAAGACTACAAGGTGTTCAAGACTTTCAACAAGCTACGCAAGGGCAAGGGAGGCACCGGATTGTACAGAGCTTACTCCCGATCAGCTGGCAGGAAGGAATGGTACGGCCCAGTAGACCTGAGGTTTGTTCGCTGGACTATGAGTTCCGCAAATGGAACTGTGATTACGTTTGAGCTGGATGACCACGAAGAGTGGGCAAGGATACGTGAGAGCAAGGCCATAGATTCTGGCTACCGGATAGATGAACTTGACCCCATTGAGTTTATGCTGGTAGAGCTTGATCAGGAAGGCCAGCCCATCAACGTGGAGCAACGGGCCAAGCTGGAGAAGTATGCGCGTAAGAAGAAGTGGCCCAAAGGTGGCTCACAATCTAAAAGAGCAGCAAGGTTATGTGCTGACCCAGAGTTTCTACAGTGGTTGGCGCAGTACACATCCAAAGGGTACTCGTCCGTTGCTGATATAGCCGACTGGATGCGAAAAGAAATTGATATTGATACTAGGGCGCAACTTGATCATGACCCAGCAGCGCTCCAGCGATTTGAGGACAGGGTTATGAGTCCATTTTTAAGGAGCCAGATGCACTAATATATTGCACTAGATGCACTGGAGATGTTATGCTTAGTAGACAGAAAAGAGAGGTACTTATCATGGCTACATTTACGAACGACCAGATCAGAAAGATATTCGCACTGAGATCAAAAGGCAAGTCACAGAAAGCCATTGCAGACTTTATGGGATGCAGTGATTCACACATTAGTAACATCCTGTTGCGGAGGTTATACCCAGACGTTGAGGTTATGCCTGAGGTGCTGGAGAAGTGCAAGGGCATGAAGTCTAAAAGGACTTATACCCCTGTGCTAAAGATGAAACCCACAACCAGCGTATCCACAGCGCCACCAATACCATTGCATGAGGCGCTGGCAAACTACACAGCCACCTGTCACCAACTAAAAGATGCCAAGCAAGCTTGTATGGATGCTGGTGTATGCGGTGACACGCTTGAGCTGCTGAGAGAGTCAGTCAGGAATGGTGAGTAATGAAGACGCTGGTCATACACCCAGAAGACCCAACCACCACTTTCCTTGAGAGGGTTTATGAGAGGCTGGATGACACTACTGTCATTCGTGGTGGAATGGCTCCGTCTGATGTGGCAGACCACATCTTGAATTATGACAGGGTAATTGTCCTTGGTCATGGAACACCGTATGGTCTGCTTGCTGTTGGGCAGTTTGGAGCTTCACCTTACGTGATAGACCAGCGGCACCTACCCGCACTAAAAACAACAAGCGGCAGCATTTATATCTGGTGCCATGCAGACCAGTTTGTGCAGCGCCACTGCCTCATAAGCCCATTGTACAGCGGGATGTTTATATCAGAGATTGGTGAAGCGTACATGCTTGGGCTGGAGAACACCAAGCCACAAGACGTGTCCGTTTATAACGCTACATTTGCTTCGTTACTAAATAAAGAACTAAAAGCAAACCCAATCAATATACATGACAGAATGATTGATTACATTGATACCCATGGGCCGTACAGTCAGGTGAGTGGCTACAATACAGATAGGCTGTACTCAACCGCATGAAGCATAAAGACCATTGGGGTCATGTCGCCGCCCTCAAGTGCTGTGTATGCCAAGGGGTTGCAACCATACACCACTGCAAGGGCGGCTCCATGATTGACTGGTTTGGGGGTGAGAGATCACCGAGAGGCACGAGGGATAATCACTGGTTGGTTATCCCCCTGTGTCCCAAGCACCACACGGGAGAGGATGGTATTGATGTGGTGCCAACACGTGAGTGGGAATCTAAATTCGGATTACAGGTATACCACCTGTGCCAAGTAAACTTTTTCCTGTACTACAACGTGTGGGAATTTGCGGAGCTTCCAGACCCGTGGGACACAGACCCAGATGATTATTTAAGGAGGTTACGTGCCAGCAAGAACGTCACATGATGTATTTATTACAGCGCTGAGGGCAAGTTACCCATCAGAGAAAGTTGTGTACGAATGGCTGGAGCGGCTTGGATATGAAGTAGAGCTGTTACCAAAAACAGAAACTCCGAATGATGCGGAGAGATGGAAGCATGTAGATGGTGGTGATATAGCCATAAAAATTAACGGGCTGAGGATGAGGGTTGAGGTAAAGAGTCCACCCAGCTTTGATTTCAGCTGCTATGAGGACATTCCGTATGACCCGTTCATTGTTGACGAGGCGTACAAGATAGAGGGCATGAAGAAGTTGCCGCTGGCTGGGTACGTGTTTGTCAATCAGGCTCTTAATGCGGTTCTGGTTTTAAAGGTAACCACAAAAGATCATTGGGTTAAGAAGAGTATTTTTGACACAAGGATGCAGGAACACGCAGATTTTTATGTGTGCAGAAAGCGATACGCAAAACTAATTTACATAGGAGAACGACAATGAGTGATCTAAATAAAGTAATGTTGATAGGACGGCTGGGGAAAGACCCTGAAATGCACTACTCCACATCAGGAGCAGCCATTGCCAACGTGACAGTTGCTACCGGCTCCAAGTGGAAGGACAAACAGTCCGGTGAGCAGAAGGAAAAGACCGAGTGGCACCGTGTCGTGTTCTTCCAGCGACTGGCTGAGATTGTTGGGGAGTACCTCAAGAAAGGTAGTCAGGTATACGTTGAGGGCCAGCTACAGACCCGTAAGTGGACTGACAAGGACGGCAATGACAGGTACACTACCGAAGTAGTAGGGCAACAGATGCAGATACTGGGAAGCCGCAGCGACAACGAAGGGCAACAGAAAGATGGGTTCAGAAACAAGCCAGCACCCGATAAGCCTCAGGACAAAGACAGCCTTGATGATAGCGACATTCCCTTTTAAATGAAGGATTTAACCAAACATTGCGGTAGGTGCGGCTTGATTAAGCCAGCCTCTGCGTTTAACAAGGATAAGTATGCCAGCACTGGTTTAAGAAGCCAGTGCAAACTATGTATGGTATCTGAAAGGCAAAAGCTGAAAGGGTACTACAAGAAATGGCGGGATAATCACAGGTCTTGGTATGCCAGCTATCGGCGCAGAAATAGCGATAAGGTTAAGGTAACGGCAAGGAACGCTGCACAGTACCTGACTAAGGGTGTTTGTGAGGTTTGTGGGTGCAAAGAGGTACACGCACACCATGATGATTACTCAAAGCCATTGGATGTTAGGTGGCTTTGTTCACCGCACCATATTGAGTGGCACCAAGAACATGCCTAAAGCCGCCACAAAGATACACCTTGCTGACCTTCTGAACGGAAAGGCTGGCAAGGCTAACGCTGATCTGTATAAAGACGGTGACCCAGTAAAGCGCAAGCACCATCTCAAGCACAGGGTTTCCCGTGCAAGGCTGGTCAACGTGGCTGGCGGTGACTACAAGCGGAGCCTGTCTGGTAACCCAGAGAAGGACATCAAGTACCACGAGCTGGCCCGTGAGTTCATCAACAACGGCTTCAACCAGACCAAGGCGTATGCTTCGGTCTTTGGTAAGACCATATCCCAGAGCAGGCACACAGCTTCAAACCTGTTCAACTCAGTATGGATGAGGGCGCTGATACATGACATGGTGCGCGGGACTGATGGTGAGATAGCAGATGTTGAGAAAGAGTTTCTTATCGGGAAGCTGATGAAGCAGATAGAGTCCAACGTACTGGACTACATTGATGATGACGGTCAGTTCTTAAACGTAAAGGAGATTAAAAGTCTGCCTACGTTTGTGCAGGAGCTGATCAAGAAGCTGGACGTTCACACGTGGCACATACCAGTCATGGAAGACGGCGATGACGGCCTGCCGGTAGAGGTAGCCCAGATCAGGCACCAGAAGGTACACATAGAGCTGTACGACAAACAGAAGGCCATGGAGCTATTAGCTAAGGCCATGCGCTGGATTGCAGGGGATAACGAGACAAATAACTTCTACCTTGGGGCCGAACAGATGATAGAGGCCAACCAGAGAGTGGAGAGCTTACGGAGAGACACCATTGAAGGCGACTTTAAAAACATTACCCCAGATTGACGCTCAGTTTCAACATGATGCGTCACCTGAGAGAGCGAACGAGCTGCTGGATAAGCTGCTCACGTTCTACACCCTAGATCAAATCTCTATGCACTCTGGGATATGCCGAAGATCGTTGTCGTATATGCGGCACAGGGGGATGCTGGTCTACCCACACCAACTGACACTTGAGGTACTGGCAGGCGAGAAGCAGCTGGCAGATGGCTAGTCAAGCAGTATCGTTTAAGACACAGGAGGACGCAGACCAGTTTGCTGACTGGGTGATGTCATTCAAGTATGACCCCTACGAGTGGGTGCTGGCGTGTTACCCATGGGGAAAGGTTGGCACCAGACTGGACGGCTATGACGGCCCAGACAAATGGCAGACCAAGGTACTCAGGGGCATAGCCTCAGACCTTGCTAACGGCAAACGCAACATACGAATCTGTGTAAGCTCCGGTCACGGTGTCGGCAAGACCGCACTGGTTGCATGGATTATCCACTGGTACATCTCAACCCACCCAGAGCCACAGATCGTGGTCACAGCCAACACGGGCGCTCAGCTCACCGATAAGACATGGCGAGAGCTGGCTGTCTGGAAGGGACTGGCTATCAATGGCTTCCAGTTTGAATGGAACGCTACCACCTACCGATTCATAGGCCACGAAGCAACGTGGTACGCCGCAGCCACCAAGTGGTCAGCGCATAACTCAGAAGCCTTCGCCGGTACCCATGAGCAGAACGTACTGATGGTCTTTGACGAGGCCAGTGGTATTGAGGACGTGATCTGGGAAGTAGCAGCCGGTGCCTTCACCTCCCATGGCGGCATGTGGCTGGCCTTCGGTAACCCTACACGAAATTCAGGTAGATTCTACGAGGCAGCATTTGGCAGGCAGCGCAAGCGTTGGGACACCTACATCGTGGATGCCCGTGATGCCAAGATGCGAGACGATGAGCTGATTGCGGAATGGATAGAGGATTGGGGTGAAGACTCTGATTACGTCCGTGTCCGTGTCCGTGGCCTGCCGCCCAAGCAAGGGCCGCTCCAGTTTATCAGCAGCGCCATTACCCACGCCGCAGTCATGAGGGTGATTGACCCTAAACATATTTCAGATCGGATACCACGTCTGATGGGGTTTGATGTAGCCAGACAGGGTGATGACGAGAGCGTCCTGATCATGAGGCAGGGCCGCAAGGTATTGAAGATGGCAAACAACAAGTACGTCCAGACCTACAAGGTAAGGGACATTACCCAGCTGTGCCTGTACGTGTCCCAGCAGATCAATGAGAACTACCCTGACATCGTGTTCGTGGACGGTACCGGCCTTGGCGCTGGTGCCGTGGATTACCTGAGGCGGCTGGGCCATGACAACATCATTGAGACTCACGGCGGTGAAGAGGCCATGGACAAAAAGGTGTTCCTGAATAAGCGCATGGAGATGTGGGACAGGATGAGGCAGTGGCTGGAGGGCGCTGACCTACCGGATGATGCCCAGCTCACTGTTGACCTGACCACACCTGAATTTGCTTTCCAAGCTAAGAGCCAGCAGATGAAGCTGGAATCCAAAGAGGACATGAAGAAGCGAGGAGCCGCTTCGCCTGACAGGGGTGATGCCCTAGCTATGACCTTTTACCACTTGGCTCCACCCAAACACGTAAACGAGGATAGCTATGAGCCAGACACTATATAAGAAGAACGTAAAAGAAATCACCGACCTGATAGCGGGTGTGTTCACTGTTGCCTTGCTGTTGTTTTTGGTGTGGCTGTTATTCTTTAGTGAGGCTGCTCAAGAACAGGAATTTATCTACGGTGATAACGATATTTTACAGGACGTGTGGTACAACGAAAGCAGCCCATCAGACCGCAAAGCGATACTTGATGGGCTGACTGCTACCGAGTGTATTGACTCTGGTTTGTGCAGGCTTACTGTGCCTCTTCCTGTAGACAGATAACGTAGCGCACCTTGGCCTTGGTGTAGGGAATCTCCTCTACCAGCCTGCCGTCAGTGTTCATGTTGCAGGCCCAGTGGTTGCCACGAATGGCTACCCAGTGGCCCGTGATACAGATCAGGTAGGTGCAATTCAGCTTGCGGCTCTTGAGCCACTTGCCCAGCGTCATGCAGTTGACTGCCTCACGTGGGTAGCGGGTTGAAACGAACCGGATTCTGCGTGATGCCAGAGCGTGTTCCATCTCAGCATAGGTGACACCCTTGATGCCCTTCCTCATGCTGGCACACTTGATGATGGTGCTGGCCTCAGTGGTGGTGACACCCAGAGCCGCACTCAGTGCAGCTGGGCCACACCAGACGTGACCCTTACTGTCGTTCCTTATCCTCAGGCCGTTATGCTTGGGCTGAGGCGTGTATGTGTATGGTTGATAGTTCATGATAGTTCTCCTTCATCGTTCCAACCTTCTTTGTCCCACTCTTCTTGGGTCTTCTCAGGCAGGTCTTCCAGTCTGTAGGTGCCGCTGACTTCCAGCCAGCGCCTGACGTTTGAGTGAGTGGTACACCCATAGTGGTATTTGAGCGCCCTCAGGTGGTAGGGCTGCAACTCAACTGTCTTGTGCATCCTGACCCTCAGTGGTTTGTTTGTATTAACGGGCATGGTAGTTCTCCTTAATGTCCGTGGTTACAGCCGACTGTCCATGGCTCACCGGCATCATCAATAATGCCAACTTCGTAAGAGCCACAACAACCGCTCTTGCGCTTGGCTATAAAATCATCGTACCCCAGCCAGTCTCTGTGCCTGTAGGCTCTGTAGTTGTCATCGTACTCAAGGCCAGCTCTACCAAATTCGTAGCGCATAGCCTCAAGTACATCAGCGGGTATCTTCATCATGACTGCTTGGCCTCTGTAAGGATGGCTCGTGCGCCCTTGGTGAAGTGCTTCTTGACACCCAGTACGTTACGGCTGCGAAGCATCTTACGTGCCAGCTTGGGTAACGTGTAGGTGGGTAATGGTTTGAAGGTCAGGCTATCTCTGACGCGCTTCACCTTAATGGTATTGCCGTCATTGAAAACTACCTGAGTCCAAATCCTGCCTTGCTTTGCGATGGCTGGCCTGTAGCCCCCATCAATAAAAGTGATTCCGTATAACATGATAAATACCTCCATATTTATTGACTAACACTGCATTATACCATAGGGCGGATACCACTGCAACCCTTATTTGAACATCCAACCAGTGGTATTTCCTTTAATTCCAGTTTAATCAAGCCGTTAAATACTGCTACCCCCCATGGTGTTACGCTTTCCATCGTGTCCTTCTTGCGGTGGATTCCACCACACTCAAGGCATTTGTATGCTGCGAATATGATGGCCCGTGCTGGGTTAGCTGGGTCAGTGATGAAGTGTGTGTAGTCTTCCTTGTTCATGGTGTTCTCCTAAAGGGGCCGCTTTCACGGCCCCGTTTCCTTCGTTGATGGTTCATGGCAGCAAGTTTAAAGAAGTGTGCCGCTGCCTTCGCTACAATCAGTTGATGACTGTGAACTCTGCGTCAATCGCATCAGGCAGCTCAACAGCCTTGGGCGTGAACCTTGCGGCCCTGTCCAGTACGGACTGCAAGAGGATGGTGCGTGGTGGTACATCGTGCAGGGGAGCTTCTTTCAAAGACTCTGTGACTGCGTTGAATAACCGCCATACCGTCTTGCCGCCGAAGTCATGGTCAGGCTCATCCCACTGTTGAACAACCTTCTGAACCCGTGAGGTGTTGATGGCACCGTGCCGTAACATCTCAATGATCAGGTGGTCAGCTGTGCGGCTGTCAATCTTGCTGTCTTGATAATGATCAAAGCGCAGGTTCTGGTTGTCGCGCATCAGCTCAGTGTTCATAACAGCAGCGCCAACCAGATGAGGCAGGTCACGCATGATGTTGGTGGTGTGCTTGCGGCTGACCTTGATCTCACCAGAGAAGGCAAGGTTGTCACAGACAAATACCTGTGAGCCGAAAGCGATGGCAGCTGGGAAGCTCTTATCTATGGAGTTGCGAATACCAACTACCATAGCGTGTTGGTCATTCTCTTGACCGCAGAGCAGCTCAACCAGACCGAAGTAACGGTTGCCCATCTTGGTCAGGCTGTGGGCCTGTGTTCCAAAACGGAAGCCAACGTCAGCCAGCTTGTCTTCTACCAGATCAACAAACGTGTTGTGACCGATAGGGCAGTAGGTGCGAGTTGTAGGTGGAAGCTCAATTACATTGAGGTCGGTACGTGCTACTTCTGTGGCTCCGCAGTGCAGAATCAAGTTAGGTGATTTCATGGTAGTTCTCCTGTTGGTCTAGCGTTTAGATTAAATCCTGATTTGAAGTATGGGGGCATATGATGCACTTGTCAAGCTTATTTATAATTTAAATTAAATGTAAGATAAATCAAGCACTTGCAATAAGGGAGGATAGCACTTATAGTATACAGTGTGATTATTATAAACCAGAGAGGCGTATACCAATGATGAGACCTAACGTAGCAAGGTACAGATCAGATGAGTTTTATTTGCTTGGGCTGTTCTCTGAGCTGAGGGGCTTGGGCCGTAGCAAAGCTGATGTGTGCAGGCAGCTGGGCATCAACTATAGAACAATGAGTGACTACACCAATGCCAACTGCCCCACCAAGATAGATTACTGTACTCAGTTTGCGATTGAAACAGTGCTGAACTGGGAGCGTGAGTTCCACTCTGTTGAAAAGAATAACGGAGCAGGGGTTGACATAGGCGGTAACCACCCTCATAATGGGTAATGAAGAAGGCTATAACACCCTTGATGGCATGGAATACGTGTATAAGAGGGCTAATAGCAGGACAGACAGAAGGGCCAGTAACTTAGCTAAAGTGCAGAAGCGGCGTAAAGCCAAGAAAGCATTAAGGAGAAAGAGACGTGGCAATAAGTAGCAAACGTAAACCAAAACAGAAGCGCACCACAATTAAAACGCTGGCTGATTGGGCCAACAGATCACTGAAACCGGAACGGGAAGAAAAGGAATATGAGTTCGGCAATGGTGACAAGGCAAAGAAAGCTGGCAAGGGTATTTTTAAATACGATTATGACTGAGAGGTATTTATCATGACAGACGGACACGGAGTACCGATTGAAGGCACCGATGCTGAGGTATTGAAAGCACGGGCCGAAGCGATAGCCACAATGACAGAATCTATTGCAAATATAGACGCTGGCGGGGATGGCTGGGGTCTCGTTATCAATGATGAAACCATCCAGATGATGAGCAACGAGAAACAGGTACCAATGATGTGTGCCGCCCTCCTCATCACAGTCCGTAAACTCATTGAGCGTGTTGAGAACCCAATGGTATTACTTGAGTCCATCATGGCTATTGATGGCGGGTTCCAGCTCTTGGAGACACAGATCAATGCCAAAAAAGAAGCAGTAAAGTCCAGCGCCATAGATAGCTTGGGGGTGGACGGCCCAAAGATTGCACGTGAGGTGCAGGATTTTTTACAGAAAATGGAGAACCAAAATGAAAACAGTGACAGTGACATTCCCGATTCAGGAAGCGGTTGAGGTTTCAGGAAGCGGTTGAGGTCGTGCGCTTATTGCGCGGTGAGACGAGGTGCTTAATTGAGCAGACCGAGTTCATGCCAGACGCAGACATCAACAAACGAACCAATCTCGTACTCTCTGCAAGGGAGCGAGTAGTAACAGAGCTGGAAGGAGTTGCAGATACAGAAGACACAATCAGTGACCCTTCACAGCTTGATATTAATATTCCAGTAACAGCCAAGAGGGATTATCCCTATCAGCGCAACAAGGACGCAATGCTTGGTAACGCTCTGGACATAGCCTCAGGTGGTAAACCCACCATAGCCGAGACACATGGCGTGGTAATGCCCAATGAATTTGACCAGATCAACCGCCCGATAGCTGGCAGGGGATACTGGGATGACGATGAGCCAGAAGACGCACCAGTAAACGGCAGCTGGATAACAAGCCGGTTTAGAAAGTAATTTCAATTTTAACTAGGAGAACTATCATGAAAGGCCAATATGTATTTGATGTAAAGAACCTCCCCGAAATCGCAGCTTTGGTAGTTGCTAAAGCAATCAATGACTTCGGATGTGAAGACAAGACAAAAACCATCATGGACGAAACGTCCTTAGTGTTTGTTGATCTTGACAGCCGCACCATCAAGTCAGCCAGCGCTGAGTACAGTGAGTACAAAGCCAACTACGGATTTGGTGGCTACAGTCCAGAGCTGAGTGTTGTTCAGTTCCTGCGGCTTGAGCGGCCCGTACCACAGGTGGCTCTGGCTCTGGTGATCACTGATGACCTCAGTGAGGCAGCAAAGAGCGAACAGGCACCACGCATGGTGACAGCTGAGGACATGGCAAAGTTTAACTTCGCCGTCACTCGTGATCACGTCATGGAAGCTGCCGAGCAAGCTTGCTCAGCACTGGGCGTGTAACTGAACAGCTGTCCAGTCTTTCCTTGTTCCCCTTCTTGCCGCTGCTCCTTCCAGACGGCGGTAAGAAAAGCCAGAGACTGGGCAGCTTCTTTTAAGGAGAGGCCGATGTACAGAATGTGGGAGAAGAACGGATTGTGGTACTGGAACATAAGAGCCAGTAACCACGTGGTCATGCTTAAATGCAGCAAGGGCCACCCGACACACAGAGAGGCGCAGCGAGAGATCAAAGAAGTCTCTGTCTGGGCCAATACAGCATACAAACCAATGAACAGTATTGCGTACACTGACACCAGCGTCATGAGAAGCTCGTTCCATATTATGGGTGCGGGTGACATGATTATCGCCCTATCAAAGCAATACAAATCAGAGCTTCAATGTCACGCTGGCTCAATTCTGGCTGTACGGTTAGCCAAGAGCAAAGAGACGCTGCTCATCAACGCAAGGAAATACAATGGCGCGACATAGCTACACCTTTGGCAAGAACCCACACAAGTACGGGGCCAAGGCCACCGTGGTAGATGGAATCAGGTTTGATTCTATGAAGGAAGCCAACTACTACTCAGGGCTAAAGCTCAGGATGAGCATGGGTGAGGTGCTGTTCTTCCTGAGACAGGTACCTTTACACCTGACAGGGAACGTGAGGTTCGTCATTGACTTCCAAGAGTTCCACGTTGACGGCTCAGTTCACTTCGTAGACGTGAAGGGGATGCAGACAGAGGTCTTCAAGATGAAGAAGAAACAGGCAGAGGCGCTATACCCGATTGAAATTGAGATTGTGTAAGGAGAACATTATGGATGACAGCTTTTTCAAGGTATTAAATAAAAAAGAGACTGCGGAGTTTAAGCAGTGGGCGAGAGAGAACCACAAGATCGGTGACAGGGTAGAACCAATCTGGCACCCAGTCGTAAGGGAAGAGTGCAAACGCATAGACGAGGAGAGAGGACATGGGACAGGGTAATAAGGATTTATTTTTCAAGCACAAGTTCACAGACCGTGGCGGCAAGGAAGTCTACGATGTATTCCCAGCCGATGACCACATGACCATGCTCACCAACATGGGAGAGATCAGGATAGACCCAGAGGTGGTCACGCTTGATTGGGATAAGGGCAATGAGAACGAGTGTGGTTGAATCAATCAACCAGATGATTGCTGATGAGCAGGAAAGACTGAGGTCAATTAAGTGCTGGTGCTGGCATTGCCACGGTAACAAGGCCATGCACATGGTGCTGTGTCCTGTATGCGGTAACAAGCGATGTCCAAAAGCAAACCACCATGACAACTACTGCACCAACAGTAATGAGACTGGGCAGGCTGGTAGTGCATACGAATAACAGGGCATTGGATGCCTTAGTGCAAACAACTATAGAGAGCAGGAGAAAGGCATGAGCAATCCAATAGTCAGGGACATGCTAGAAGCATTGAAAGTACAGCACATCAACGAACTTATGGATGATGGAAGACACTATATCGTTGAAGTTTGCAGACGGATAACATCCGAAAATAAGAAACAACTGGAAGCAGCAGAAGGCGAAGCACTTCGCCACGCAGATACGCTGGAAAAATATGCTAATGCGCTTGATCGTGCTGACAAAGCAGAGCAGATCATAAAGGAATACGATATAAAGCTGAATACTGCTCATGAGGTGGTGCTTATTCAAGAGGGGGAACTGGAAGCAGCGGAGGCAACCATAGCCGCAATGATTGAAGGGCTTGAACTGCAAGATACTGAATACGCAACACCTGAAAGCTTGAAACTTACCTGTCAGATTGTGGCTCTTGCTGCAAAGAAGCACGACCCAATGAAAGCAACCATAGCTGAAATGAAACAAACACTATCCTTTGATTGGGACTTGTTGAAAACCACGCAGGGCAACCTACGTGATTGTTGGAAGAGCATAAAGGAGCTGGAGCTGGACAGGGGCAGGCGTGATGCAAAGATAGCCGTGCTGACTGGTGTGCTGGCAAAGCTGGCAAGAGACGGTCAACGGGAGTACGCACAGAAGATGCTAAAGAAAGCAGATGAGGCATGGGTAGCTGTCAAGCCAGAGGACTTGGTGAGGGCCACAGTGTCATGACAGGGATAAGCAGCACAGTGATGTGGGCAGCAATAGTGCTGGGTGCGTTATATGTTATTCAGGTTTTAATTAGGAAGGCCAATAGAGATGACTGAACAAGAATACATTGTAGTAACCAACAGGACGAGGGTAACCAGTGCCAAGAACCTTATCGCTGACTGCACAGCTGGTGATGACTTCGGGATAAGCACAGGGCAGCGCAGGGCATTGCTTGACATCCTGTACACCATTGAAGCACGGCTGTTCAAGCAGACCGAGGCCAGCATGGAGCATGAGGATGCAGGCTAAGCACATCAACAAACCATTTGATAAGAAGCAGCTGAGGCATATACTCAACCGTGG